TCACCCTTCACCTTGTCGTAAATTTTCCCGAGCGATGCCGTTCCTGCCGCCCATACCTGACCGAGTGGCCCACGGTTGTCAACGGTGATCTTCACGTTCCCGTCAGTGTATTCGACCTTTCCGTCGCTTTGGCAGCGGACCAGATACTCTCTCCCGTCTGAAGTTCTGACGTAGGAATCCCGACCGCCAAGCCCGACGCAGCCAGTAAGGAATAATAGTGCCGCTATCAGTATCCATCTCATTTTGTTGCACTCCATCTATACGTGCCATCAGAATACTTCAAGCACGTCTCTCCTTTCCATTGCAGTCCCACGGATTCCGAGTCGCATACTGCTTCAGGGTCATCGTACAGAATGTCAAGAATGTCGCTAGTTGCCTCCAATGTTGAGCAGCCAGAAAGCGTCACGATCAGCAAGAGCGTTGACGCCACCCTGAACATACCATTCTTCCGCGCTTCTCCCCCGCCAAGTGCCAGCGTGAACCAAAACCAGTAAAGCCCTTGTAACCTTCGCCCTTCCGATTCTAGGATGTCCTGAAGAACTTGGGAGCACTGCCAGTTCGAAAGCTTTGTCCCGTCGTCCCAACATCCCTTTTTGCACAGCTCGTCATGTACCCACCAGCCGCAGCTTACAACGTCAAAAGCGCCTGTTGCGCCGTCTGAATCGCGCCCCTTCGATACAGTGATCGTTTTCATGTACCGAGGAGAATAATAGACGATCCGCTCATTCAGTAGGTAATGACCGTTGTCAAGAATCGATTGATTGATTGTCCCAACTATTGCCGCCATGATACCCCTCCTATGCGTAAATACTGCCATCTGCAGGCGCATACCCCGCCACCCTCCGTTAACAATCGTAGAAATGAAACTTAAAAAATACCTGTGGCCACCTGTCGGACGATACGATCCCCGCGCCCTTCATCCGGTCCCGGCCCGTCAGAATCTCCGCTCTTTGCTACCTGTCTATACCAGAGAGAAGCCTTCAATCCCTTTGCCACATCCAACCAAGGAACTTCTTTATTTTTGAAGATCAACCCGAGCGTGTTTTTAAACGAGAGCAGTCCCTCACTCCCCCCAGGTCTCCCCGGTCCCATGTTGAAAATGAGATTGACAAAGCACTCAGCCCGGACATCGTTAAACTTTTGGGTATGCCCTTTAAAAATCCTATTGAAATCAGCTATCGACTCATACATCTTGGCCGCTACAACCTTAGCCGCTTCCGGCTCTGTGATCGTGGCATTTTTGCCCGGAGCGCGACAGCCGTAACCATACGACCATTGCTTGACATCCCACTTCGCTTTTGGAATAAAGCCCTCATCACCTTTCAAGGTTTTTAATAGTCTAGCCTCGTCCATTCAGTGCCTCCCTATTGTGACCGTATTGGCCCAATCCATTCAGCGTTTTTAAAAAATCATCTCCCCACTGAATAACGAGTATTGGTTAGCGGTGTTATCTCCATAAACATCTACAACCTTGGTGCCCCCGCTCACCGTCAGAACAATTTTCGCGGTATCTCCTGCTGCCATGTCGACTATTTGATCTATATCGATCGATCTATCACCGGCCAGCGACGCAATATGCCGTTTAACGTAAGTTAAAGTAGGTGTTACCAACGATATGCTTACAGTGGTATGACCAGTCGCCAGACCCGTCAGATATAAAGAAGAATTAAAGCGATATTTGCCGGCGACCTGCGCCGTAAAAATACCAGTTGTGGGGTCATACGCTGCGGAATTGTCGAAAAGTTCCGTACCAAACAAAACTGTATAGGCTGTCGCATCGCCTGTAACATCAGCCTGTGTGGCGGTTATGGTGGCAGAAAAGGCCGGTTTTGTTTCGTTGGTTGGCTTGTCGATCATATATTTAGCCGACCCTGCGGCAATAGTTATATTGGTATTACCAATGCTGTTAAATTCTAAAGTTGACGGTATCAGGACTTCAACCGACCCGCCGTTTTCCCATCCGACACATCCAATCATGGACACGGACCCGCTAAAATCAGTGAAGTCTATTAGCGTCACGTCGTTAAATTCCCGGCTTCCAAAAAGACAGCCGTAAAATGTCAATGAAGGGACGAAAGGCGTTCCTGTAGTGGTAATGGTTTTCATTCCGGCTGATACTTCCAATTCTCCTACAAAAGTACCAAACAGATAGTTCGCATTATGATTGCCAAGAGTGCCCTCAAAAGTAATCAGGCTGTAGCACAGCAAGATGCTGCCGCCGATCATTTGAATACATGCCTCTGCCGTCCCAGGCACATACACTCCATGAGCGCAATAAAAGATATTCACGTTTTGCAGTTGTACCGTTGAACGACGTTGGATGACTCCTTTACCCGTGACATTGTCACCCAATATGCGCACGTTTAACACTGTACCATCAGTGATCCTACCCTCATCGAAGCCCACTGAATCAGCACCGGCAAAACCTAGAATCAAAATGTTGCGGACTTCTGCGATATGAGAAAAGTTTGCTGTTGAAAGCCCGCCATTTAGCACTATGACGTTATTCCCCCCGCCGTTGAGTTGCATCTCGTCCATTATTGTCGGAAATGACATGGCAACCGTATCTGTGCCGAACTGGACAACGCTCCCTGCAACCATGCTGCCTACGATACCCACACTTTTTGACGTGCCGGTTATTTTGATATAACCGTAATAATGAGTCACAGCAGGATCTAACGGTATGGTTCCGGATATGTACCAAGTGCGGCTGATCTTGTAGAGCTTTGATAGTTTTAGCTCGCCGCCGCCACTGAGTTTCAACACAGAAATTGCCGCTTCAAGAGCAAGAATATCATCTGTTGAGTTATCGCCTTTGGCTCCAAACATTTCAGGAGTGACTAGATTAACGCCGGATATTGACCCCGCGCCGCTCAAAGCGATGTAGCCCCCGTTTGCACATTCTAAAGTTCTCCCCCCTTCTACTGTTAATGCCGTTGTGACCGATAGCCCCGGTGTGGTTATGACAATCCGCTTTCCTGCTGTGCTTGATGCGGTAAGCGCAGCTGCTAGAGTGGTTTCGGTTGTTAATTCGCCATTTGATGAAAATATGAGTATTGCCATGATATTTGACTCCTTTGGTTTAATTACAGGTGGATGAACCGTCAGCGGCGATAACTGTTGAACAACAGCCGTTTGTTATCCCGTTCTCCTCCATTTTGTTCCGATCAATTCCAATTGAATAAACTCTCCATCGCCAGAAAGCGAATCCCAAGGATCAACCGTCTGACCTTCAACAGTAGTCACCCAGGAAACTAGATTCGCTTCGCCGTCTTTTAAAAGCCTGACAATCCCCGAGGCTGGAAGCTCGACTTCCACATTACCAAGAGAGGTATCAATCGCGGTTGTGACAACGGTCCCCGCTTCTGATTGCTGCAGCGTAACCGTATAGCCTCTCGCTTCAATGTCTGTTAGGCGAGCCTCCCGGTCCTGGATTATCATTGTCAACCTGTCAAACACTTCTTCATGCACTTCCGGCCTGAAGTTGTTTCCCTGGTTCCTGATCGAGATCGCCTGAAGCGCTGCCGTATTGCGCCGAACGTAAAGATCGGTCCCGTTCGCAAGAGCATCGGTCAAGGTCAGGCTTCCACCCTGATACGTCCCGGCGCCCGTAAGGGCATAGTCGACGCCTTCGACCAGAAGAACACGTTCCTCTCTTAATGGGTTCGTCTCATCAGGAACCGCAACCCGGTAAACCTGAATGTCTGCATTCGCCAGAAAGCGCCACGTCCAGGTAAACGGACCTGTGCTCCCGGAACCATGAAACCGTTTGTCACTCTCGTTCACTGCGACCGTCATCGCCTACCCTCCTTTTTTTGTCCACCAACCCCTATTTTTTCGGTTTGCCGAAAAGCAGTGAAAGCATATTTCCTCTGCCCTCCGATAGTTCGATCATCCCATCTGTCACACGCTGCACCTGAGTTGAGGGATAGTGAAGCAGTATCCCGCCGGCGCTGTTCAGCCGCTTGAACAGTCCCGCGTCCCATTCTCCCTGTTCAACCTCTTTCACCAACTTCCCAGTCTCGGAATAGACCCTTGCGCCTGCCGGCCCCTCGTAACCGTAGAATCCCGTGAACGTCGATGACAGTTCCCGCAGTCCTATAAATCCGCCCATCACATACCCGAGTTGTTCCCCGGCCAGCTTCTTAAGCAGGTCCTCGTCGTCATCGTCGCCGCCTATCGCCCGGTTGATTCCTTCTTTCAGCATCGTTACCAGCACAACCGGGACCGTATAGAGGAGCAGCATGTCCACCATGAATCTGCCGACTTCGGAAGGGTTCTTGAAATGCGTCCGGCCCCGCGCCTCCGCTGCCAGGTTGTAGGTCGTGGAAAAAAACGAATAGAAGGTAGTGAACAGTTTCTTGAGAGGTCCGCCCCGTTGAATTCTCGCCAGATCCTTGATGTATCCTGAGGCTTGCGAGTCGATGACGGCCTGGTCAGCTTCAGCTATCGCGTCCGTTTCGTTGCCGTGTGCATCCATGCTTTTCTCGTACTGCCCAAGCCACGTCGGGATATCGACCAACTTTTGGCCCTGCTGAATAAAGTAAAAAAACGAATCACGCACCGCGTGCGGTATGACCCCCACGGTCAACTGATTGCGAATTTCGGCAACCTCGCGCATCTGGGTTTTGCCACGCAGCCGCATGAAAGCAGACTTCTCGTAAATCATTTCCGGGACGCCGGTAAACATCCGCTTCGGGCTCCCCATCCAGCGACCTATTCCCTTGCCGACCCACTTCGTTCCGATCCTCACCATGGACTGTGTAAGACCGAGCGGCTGCATCATCGAGGTAATGAGGTTATAGCCAAGCCCCGCAGTTGAAATCCCTACCCGCGAGTACGCCGTAAACTTCTCGAAAGCATCCGTTGCCGGAATGTCGCCGATAGCAACATCCCGGATTCCATCCATAAAAACCCGGTACGCTTCCATCCCGTAATAGTCCCGAATCGCCTCTTGAACCTGATCGGTGGACAGAATCCTGTTGACGTTCATCAGCGTTTCATGGTGCGTCAGGTCATGGATTACCTGGTTCATGTGCTGGAAAAGCGTATCGATTGAAAGTGACAGAGGGCGATTGACCGCTTCAAGACGCGCTTCCGTGTGGCCGTGGCGCGTCGTTGCCCTGGTGAATGCCCCGCCCATCATCTGCTTATAAATCTCTTCCTCTTCCTGTGCGCCGGTCTTTGCCGTTTCTTCCCGGTCGTATTTGATCGGGTAATAGCCGCCCCGGAGCGTCCCGTACTTTGTCGGCACCGGCATGGCCGCGACCTTATCAGGCGCCACCCCATGCACCCGCTTTTCCTTCGCCTCAATTGCCGGCCAGTATTCGTTGATTGCGTCCCACACGTTCTGGACAAATTGCCAATCGCGCTCATCCAGCGTATCGACTATAGCGGACACCTGCTCCGGCTTGAACATAGACGCAAGGCGCTGCCGGTTGCCTTCGTTCCCCATGTTGAGCGCAACGACAATCCGCCCCCACTTCGACATGCTCGTGTTGATCTCGGGTATGAACTCCCGGCGGTGCATCTTCGTCCGTTCCAGCGCGGAATAAGCGCGGAAGATACCGTTCAACTTTTCAGCGGCCTCCGCTCGCATGACGGCTTCTTTATCTCCGGCTTCGTTGAGTGGCCAAATAATCAGGTTCCACATCACCCCACCGTCATTGGACCCGTCCATCTGCCGCGCCAGAGATGACATTTTCCGATGCGAAGCAAAGTAGTTTTCTATCAGGGCGCCCGGCCGGTCCTGGGGGAGATTCTTTTCCGGCTTGCGCGGCTTTTGACCCTTGGAGTGTTCTTCTATGCTCGCAGCAGCTTCATCTGCCAGTTCGGCAATCTCGCGCTTCTGCTCGCCTACCTGTATTTTCCCGTCCTCCCTTGCCAGATGCACAATCGCTTCCACGGTCGTGAACACGTCACGCAGCTTTTCAATGGTGAGGGTCCGATAGTTCACCTGGAGCGCGTCTTCTAGGATAGAAGAAGGAATAGGCGGGGAAATACCCGTCTCCTTTTCTTTGCGCTCCAGCCAGTCTATCAGCCGTTCACGCTCTCCCATCCGCTCGTTCGTGACACGCCTGAACTCGTACTGTTCAAGCAGGGCGTTCACCTGTTCAAGATAGTCCTGTCCTGCCTTACCGATGCGCTGCTGTGCCTTCGGTTTTTCAAGCCGCCGCATGTAGGCCGCTATCTTGTCGGCATCTTCCCGCGACTGAACTGCTTCACGGTACAGGTAGTGATTAAGAAGTTGCCGCTGTTTCGCCGCTGCAGCTTCCCTGTATTTTTTCTCAGCTGCAAAATTTATAGCCTCGTTTGCTGCCTTAGCCTCTGCACGGCTGTAGACCCCCGGCATTATTTCAGATACCTTTTTGCCGGAAAGGACCCGCCGCGCCGTTTCTTTGTAGAATTCAACAGGAGAGACACCAGCCGCGCCCTTAGCCTTGCGCTGCAACGCTTTCATTTCTTCCCTGAGAAGCTTCGCCTGATCGTCATTATGCACCGCCAGGATTGCCGCCTCTGCAATCTCAGCCGCGTTCATCTCCCCGTGCCGCTCCAACATCCGCCGGTCGGTTTCGGCCTTGACGTACTCACGCAGTTTCGGCGCTTCCATCATCCGCTTCACCATCTCGTCAGCAGAGGAAAAGCCGAACATCTCAGCGACGACGTCAGGAGAAAGACCGCCTTCCACCTTGTAGACGTATCCAAGTTTTTTCTGTATGGCTTTCAAAGTCACGGCGTCATACATTTTCAACAGGTCAGTTTTGGAAAGCTTAAATACTTCACCCTCAAAAACTGACCCGTCAAAAAGTTTCCCGGTATAGAGAAAGTTCACCGCCTCATAAACTGGATTCTCTTTCGCTTCCGCTTCAACCTCGGCGCGGACTTTCTCCTTTTCCTCTTTCCACCATGCTTCTTGTTGCCGCTTTATCTCTTTCAACTTCCGGCGTTCGAGCCTGTCCTTTGCTTCCTTGTGCGCCTGTTCTGCAAGTTCCCGGTAAGCCTCAAAGACTGCCGGAGACATACCAGCTTCTTCGGCCGTGGTGAAGATCGGCTTCACGTTCTGCTCATTCTCAGCGGCCGCTATTTCCTCGTCGGTAGCAAGAAGCCTGTCAAAGACCCCGCGCACTTCGTCAGACAGTTCGACATTCAAAGATTTCAGTGAGGAATAGACAGCCTTGAGCCACACCTTGAACCGCTGGAACACTCCGCGCAGTTCCTGAGAAGGTGCATTGCCTTCAAAAAGATACGCTTCAAAGCCTCGTGCGAATTTTTCGTTTTGCTCTACAGTAATCTTTTCCCGAGACTCGGCGCCCAACCAGTTCAGAATGGTCTGGTAATCGGCCTTTAGTGTTTTTGGGACCTCTTCAGGTTCTGACAGCCTTCCCATAACTTCCAAATAGTAATGGCCGCTTTCATGCAAAAACGTGCTCGAATCTGCATCTTTCAGTAATCCAACTTCAAAACTGGGAATGCCTTTGTCAAATCGGATGTAGCCCCGTTTTTTATCCTTGCCCTGTCCCATCGTTTGAGCGGCCATCGACGGCGCGGTGTCTCCCCTGGTAATCACCATCGGGAATCGCTTTTCAAGGTCTGCCGGATCGTACCCGTATCGCTCCGCCAGAGTCGCAAGACCTTTTGCCCTAATAGTTGCATCGGCTTTCGCCTGTCCAGGGTCACGGCCTATCCCTATGAGCTGCCCGTATGTATCATCATAAATCCGTTGATAGGCGTCCTGATATTTTGCATCCTCGACGGGCGCTTCCTCGGAAGCCTGTGAAAGAAGATCGTTGATGAATGATTCAGAATCAGCCCCGAACGCCTCCGCTTCCCGAGGCGTCATGCCGTCAATGGAGGTTCGGGAATCCTTCACCAGTTCGGCAAAGAAGGGCTCGTTTGCCAGCGTTGCAAACTCTTCCAGCGGAATCGCCACGTCCCCGCCATTCGCCGCCGCCTCGTAGAACCGTTTCGGATCGGAAAGAATCTGCTCCGCTGCCTGTGTCGGGTTTATCCCCTGAGACTGGAAGAGCTCCGTGAACCGCTCCACCGGGACAAAGACATCGGAGACCGGGCCATTCTCCTTAGCCGCCTTCACCAGTTCCTGCACCTTTTCAGGCAACCGCGCGAAGGTCTTGCTCGCCTTCACCCCGTCGCCCAGCGCAAGAAGAAAGCTTTCGGCTTGCTTTGCCTGCTGCTGTTTCAGATAGTTGTCATAGAGGGAACCGGAGGCTTTAGCTGCTCCCGACATTGTGACGCCCTGTGCCGGTCCCGCTATAGAGCTCACGATTGCCGTGTCAATGACCTGTTGAATTACATCAGACATTGCCATATCAGGCTTGATTGTCACCTTGTCCACAAGAGCCGAATAAAGAGTATTGATTTCCTCGCCTGCCAGGTCTCCCAGGACAAAGCCGATTGCTTTTTTGAGGATCGGCCCGGTCCCGTTGTATATTCGGTCAAGCCCGAGTTTTTCGGTCAGGCCCTCCATGAGTTTGTTGGAAGTGCCGAGCGCCATTGCTACCGGCTGGGAGACGCCCCCTTGTCTCATCTCCTCATATCCACCTTCAGAGAAAAGACCGAACATGCCGAGCGCCGCCCCCTCGCCTCCTATCCCGAATGGAGCCGCAAGAATAGAAGTTCCAATACTCTGCCCCGCCTGTTGGAAATAGCTTTCAACGGTCCCGGCTTCCTTTGCCGGTGCCTTTGCTGCCGCTGCATTCTTCCAGTAATCGGCGCTTTCCTTTGCAGTATCGGCAATCCTCTTTCTCAAGCCTGTTTCGTCAGGAAGAGCGGCAAGACTCCAATCAACAAAATCCGCCAGCATCTGACCAGTTCGCGCAAGCCCTTCATTGACCTTTTCCGGAGCCACTGTAACGCCTTCGACAAATGCCCCACCAATCGACTTTGCGCGCTTCCCCGTTTTCTGGTCATTCGGGGAAGCAATACCCACGGTGGAAACCGGACGCAAGAACATTCCTTCAATCTTCGCCAGCTCCTGTACATCGTCATAAGAGAGCCGAGCGTTTTCAGGATTCGTAAGATATTCGGCTGTACGTGGCGCCACAGTGGGGAGGCTTTCAACTTCCTGCACAGCAATGCGCCGTTTTGCCTCTGTGCCGTTGTCCAGGCGCAGTGCTTCCACAGGTATTCCCGAACGTTGAGAAATCTTGTGGAGAGCAGATTCTTGGTCAGGGTTGGTATCTGCCGACAGGTATACGGCACGAGAAATTCTGCTTGATTGCTCACGGTCCTGCTCGTCAAAAAGATCGGAGTATTTGCTTCTACCGGGAACTGTCGGCATTATTTTGACTCCTTGCGTTGTTGTGCCACGTATGCAGCAACGATATTGCCGTCAGTAACGGCCCGTCGTCGTCTTTGTAGTTCAACTTTTATTTCTGCCTGCTCATCCTTAGGAACATCATTAATGGACATTTGATAGGCGGGCTTATTTCTTCTATTCCAGACCGTAACGTCAACGTCATAAACAGCCTCTCTGGTGAAGTCGAGGACTTGTTCAGGAGTAGGACGCTCCTTGGAGTTGATGATCCTATCAGCAACGTAGCGTCTAACCTGCGTAGCCTCATCACTTTCAAGAGCCACATTTGCCGCCTTGAGCACCTTATCAACGCCTCTCGCCTCAGCAAAAATATGGTCGGGATCGTAGGATTTCAACCGAGTTTCCAGTTTTGCACCATCCTCCGGTGTCAGATCCCCCATCCCCACCATGCCGGTAATGTCGGCATCGGCCAACATGCGAGGATTGCCCCACAGGTTGGAAAAATTGGTGTTTTGGTTCTTCTTTCTCGTAGCCTCAGCCTCTTTCAGCTTGTCGCGTTCAGCCTTTAATTCTTTGCGCTCCCTCCTACCCTCTTCGCGGTCAAGCTTTGCCTCTCGCCGGTCCCTCTCCATGCGCGATTCGTTCTGAATGTTTCTGAGGATGTCGTTGGCCTTATCCGGGTTGATAGATACTAAATTTGACCATTCCGCCTGGTCGAAGTCGTCAAGAGAAGGTATGCGTCCTTCTTTGCGAGCATTTGCCATTGCCCTGTTTATGGGTAACTCTACTTCTCGCCGTGCGATATTAATCCCCTTCTCTCTCTTGGCCGCCACTTGATAGATTTGAGCCTCCGCTATGTTGTAGGCGTCGGGATTGCTTTTGTGCCGAGTCTGTGCTTCTGCAAGGGCCACGTCGACCGCCTTGTCTAGTTCCATCGGGTCCGTGATACCGGCAAAAGGGCGCGCCAGTTCGAGCGCTGTGTCCATGCCGGCCTGTTTCGAGACGAGAGGCTTGAGCGTTCCTTCGATCTTTGCCGCATCGGTAGGAAGGAGCCAATCCCTGTTCTTCTCAAAATACTCCTTCGCCTTCGATGGAGAATCGACCGACATTCGCTCAATCACTCCCCGATGCACCATTGATTCCCACGTCGCGGCCTTCATCTTGACCACTTCCGGAGGGAGTCCTTTGTTGTCGTTGTCTACCATGATGACGCCAAGTCCATATTTTCGCTCCTGATCAACACGGTCAGGATCTTGGTAGAAAGTCATTACGTTGTTAAGTGTCGACTCCAGACTTGCCTTATTCGTTTCTTCAACATACGCCCTGGTTTCCCCGGAGACGTGCCGCTGAATTTGCTTCTGGATCTCTACCCTCCGCTGTTGCCCAAACAGCTTGAGAGCGTCCCTTGCTTCAGGAGCCGTCATTTCCTGCTCAAGTTTCGATATGGATTCGTCAAAGGCTTTCAACGTCGGTTCTTCTATGCCGAAAGTGTTCTTCCCCTTTTTCGCCAGAGCGCCCTTTTCCGGATGATAAAGAAGGTCGACTTCCGCCTGATCAATCTTCGTCCGCCCCTCAATGGTCATCGTCCGGACGGCCTTGTCCCGTTCTTCTTTTGCTAGAGCCAGTCCAATATTCCCCACCCGTTGCAGCCCTTGACCAAGCCCCGCCCCGAACGCTTCCGGCCCGAGTCCCTGAGTCCGAGGAGTTTGAATCGGCGCATTCTCAACCGATTCGACATAACGCGGAACTTGAGGCGTTGTCAGTACCGCCGCTCCGTATTTAAAGAAAATTCTCTTCATCGCTCCCCCTTATCCTTTTTGCCAGCCGTAACCAGGGAAATAGGTATCACCTGTCGCAACAGGTTTTGCACTGTTCATGGCCCCATAATAAGAACTTGCCGCAGATCCGACACCAGAAAGAAATGTCCCCCCTGCATTGAGAATTCCCGCCCGTCCCGCAGCCTTGCCCTGGTAAATGTCAAGTTCAGACTGAGCCTTGTAGCCGTACGCTTCCCGGAAGGCGTTGTTCCTGATTCTCATTGCATCCAGTTCCCCGAGCCCTGCCGTTTCAGTGAGGAGAGCAAGCGGAGTCCCAGAGTCCAACGCCACCCCGGACATTGCCGCGCCTTCTGCCTGTGCCGCCGCCACCTTTCGCGCCTGAGTCCGTTTGTTCGCCGCGTCGATCGCTCCCCGCTGCAATGTATCTTGTGCCTTCTGCCGGCCTATCTCAGCGTTGTACTCCCCAGCCTTTTTGGTGGATTGTCCCGTTTGATACTGCGAATAAGCCGAGACTCCAGCTCCGACGGTTGCCGCGACCGCTGCAATGGTTGCGATTGTTGTCGGCTCGCACGTCATGACAGCGGTCCCACAGATAAACTTTTTCATGCCTTACCTCCCAAGCTCGAAATGTAGAAAGGGAACGGCCCGTATTCCCATCGGTACGGGGAAATCGGAAACCTTGAAGCCAAGCCACCGCAGCCAGCGAATAGCCTGAGTATTGGAAGCAGCCACGTAATTAGAAAGCACCGGATACAAGTCGAGCATTTCCTTAATCTGACCCCGGCAGCGACGGAGGAAGAGAACAGCAACGTCATCGAGCAGCCGTGTTCCCACCATCCACGGACGACCATATTCCGCAATGAAGATTGAACCAGCCGGCGCCACTCCAAACATGCAGACCGGCACGTCGTCAACAAGTCCGGTCCATGCCACGGTTGAAATCTTCAGCCCTGCTGCCATGACCTGTTCAGCCGTCCGCATGTTCGCCGCGAATTCGAGCTTGTCAGCTTCACGCACGTTTTGACCTATCGGCCCGATATGTCCCGGCAGTGCCGTTATGATCTGCGCTTTTTTACCCACCGATGGTTACCTCCGGGACTGCCCCCAGGATGGAAGCGGGGAGGGGATCGCTCTGTCGCACGAGCACCCGTCCGCCTTTCGACCAATCCGAGATGATGTTCATCTCTATGGCGCCTGTCTTCAGTTCGACTGGCATGTCGTACTCCCCGGACATATCCGGCATGTACTCGAGGAGATGATCGGCATCGGGACCGGCAAGAAGGCCTCTTGTTTTTTCTACCAGCAGCGTGACGCTCTTCACATTCTTTACCCGGTCCTGTATCGACTGACCCTGAACATTGATGTCAAGCGTCTCAAGGTCTGCTTCAATCGGCAACCCTGCATGCACCACAATCGCCGGATTCGCCAGTGCAAAAGAACCGTTTGCTACAACCTGTTGAGTCTCGACGTTGCCGTCTGCCAGGATCGAAATAGTTTCCCCTTCCAGGTGATCCAATCCGGTGAACGTGTTCCGTGCCACCTGGAAGCCGGTCGATGCTATGGCCCTGAACTCCGCGGGGACCGTCCGATTTGCCGATACCGTGACCACCTTTGCCGACGTGTAGCCGAGAATTGTCAGTCGGAGAGCTTCGCCGTCCGCATCGTGCAGAACGATCATGTCCCCCACGTCGGAGGCGCCAACAAAGAAATTTGTCGTTGTCGTGAACGTAAGCGATTCTTCGTGAGTCCATTCCGTCCCACCGGACAAGGTGAATGTCACCCCGGCTCCAGCCGTCCGCCCGTCATACGTGAGCCCGGAATCGACAAAGAAAGCGTCGTTGATGTCTGTGAACATCCGTGAAGCAAACTTCTCGATGTATCGCTTCCATGTTCCATCTATCAGCCGACGGACGACAACATACACAACATCCTCGTTCCATTCAGGGATACACGCGACAGACTCAAAATAGCCGCCGTCCGTGTCATGCCGATGCCAGCCAATGACCTCTTGATCTGGAAGATACGTCAGCCCGAGAAGTGCGCCATTGTCGAGCACAATCCAGACGCACCGGAACGGATTCTTCTGATATGCCCAATCAACGACCGTCCGCCCGTCAAAGAGATGTGAGCCGGTCATTGTCAGGTCCATTCCTTCGTAAGCATCAGAGCTGAATTCATACCCGAGAGAACGGATTGCGCTTCCGTTCGCCTCGACATAGATAGCCTTCTTGCCAATCTTTAACGGTCGAACGTGAGAAGCCCCGCCGTCTTCTTGCGGATCGGTGATCGGAATCCGGTTTCCCTGCTCCTTCGTAATCATCCACGCCGCTTCGGACGTGAGCGCAATCAGGTTTTTCATGCGGACGAAATGACGGATCTCGTTCAGTTTCTCGGAAACTACGGCAAAGGTGATACCGTCATCATCCATTTCAGGGATAGACCGGCCAAAATCCAGGAACCCGCCGCTTCGTGACATCCAGACCGTATGCGGCAGTCCGGCAGTCCCGCCGAATATCTGTCGTTGCTGATAGTACGTCGTCGTCGTCGGATACTTCTGATCTCCACCCCACGCCTCCAGCGCCCATTTGTAGGTAGGAACCGCCGTCAAGGTCCGCGTAGCCGTACCGCCAGCAGTGTAGACATTCGTCACTTCGACATTTACCCGAACATGATTTGCATCAGTAACAACAACTTGCCTCACCCCGTTGAGTTCCGTTGACCCGCCCACGGCTGCAAACGTTACCGAGTCGCCTGTCTGGAATCCATGAGCAAGGATCTCGACGATTGCATACTCGTCTCCGCTTGCCGGCGTTGTATCCGGATCGTAAGCAGTGACTCCGGTTACGTTGCGGACCTGTGTCGCAGTCAGCACGGAATCGGGGAGGCGCAAAAGCACCGTTCCTGTAACGATCTTTGCCGATGTAAATCCTGTTATTCGAATAGTGCCAAATCCGTTATGAAGGTATTGCCAGGTTACCCCCGGATCTCCGTCCCGCTCCGTACCGTCAGCCGTCTCCGGTCGAACAGTTCCCGTTGTGCCTGAAGTCAGCGCCTGGTAGTAATTCGACCCAGCTCGACGAACGTCGTTGACAACCATCGCCTTCGCCACTTCCCACTTGCTCGTTACGTGGTCCGGCGCCTGTTCGATGTAAAGCATCTGACCGACCATGTCCGCCGTGAAGATGTCCTCAGCTGCCGTTACCGTCACATTGCCGGTCACTGCGCTGGCATAGAGCGTTTTCGACGTGTCAACGTTGATTTCTTGAAAGGGACCTTCCGCGTTGGCAAATTCCGTCAGTGTCCAGGACGTTGAAGAAAGCCGGCTGAGTTGTTGCTGTTTGTAGTTTTGATGACAGATGGTCAGAACGTCGATGGACTGAACCCACTTCAGGAGAGCAAGATCATCTTCCAGGTACGGAGTCGCAACCTCGACGGGAACCCCGCCAACCTTGACGTATGCACCGGCATTGATGAATCGGGTATAAAGCGGACCAACTTCAAGGATGTACGCCTGAGTAGACGAAACAATGAACTCGACGAGACGGACCTTCTTCGTCGAGTCCTTCACTTCCAGACAGAAGATAGATCCCGACCGGTTCATGACCCCACCGTACGGACGGACGATAAAATTCCGGCACGTTCGCAGACCGGTATAATATCGAGCCAGATCGACCCGAGCCTGAAGGGAAGGGGAAAGCTCACCAGTGGTAAATGAAGGTTGCGCTATTGCCGTCATTCAAAGCCTCCCGCTCAAGCATGAAAGTTCAGTTTGCAAAATTGCGCAATTTGACAATTTCACAGCCGCGCCCTGACAAATTCAGAATCCGGAGGTTCAGGCGTAAGCTCTTCATTGAACGCTCGCGCTGATGCCTCAAGAAGCTCCTTCTCGTATGCCGCCGCCGCATTCTTTGCGTAATCGATACCCTTTGCCAGAGGGAGAGCAACCTCAGCAGCAAGAGCCCACGCAAAGCAGGAAGTGAAGCTTGCATTGAACCGCATCGGATTTGTCACCCGGACAGTAAACTCGATGATCGCGTTTTCCTGATCGGTGCAAATGGTCTGCGAATCGTCGCCGTCAATTTCGACTTCAAAAGGGATCTTGTTTTGACTCAGGGACCGCCGATAGGATTCCTTCGACATGCCGGCGCCAATAGGAGGATGCACCGCCCGAACCGCGATGCAGTTGTTCGGGTACTGATAGCGATAGGCCCACTTGAGAGGAGTCGCCCCGGTAAGCTGCAGAGTTTCCAGTTTCCGAGCGAACGGCCATGGAGCAGCGGAAAGAACCCGGTCCCGAGTTTCTTCAAACACGTTCTTGAGTTCGATCGCTTCCTTGACCCGCTGATCGAGAGAATCGATTTTCAGCGTGATTCCTATCCGGGAAAGCGTCAGATTGCCGATTGCTACGTCATCTTTTGCCATGAGCGTGACTCCTTCCGATTATCCGAATACAACCTTTACCGCCAGTTTTGCGACTGCCTCATAATTTGACCCCAGCCCGACCAAAAAGCCGGCAACCAGCACGGCCAGGATGTACGGACCTTTCTTTCCCATAAAGAGACGGCCTATCGGAGATTCGAGGCTGCGAATACGGGAGAATGCTTCTCTGTGGGATTTGTCATGACGAGCTAAAGTTTCTGCATGGGATTGAATCGTTGCTCCCTGTGCCGCGATAGTTTCCATTGTTTCAAGCATCTTCTCATCGCGTTTTTCCCGCCGCATTTCTGCATCTTGGAAAAATCTGAGAGTCGTAGATATTTCACCGAATTCATATTCCTTCGCGCATTTATGCTCATCAGCCGCACCCCCCATAATTCGCCTCCCCTCTTCGTTTCGTTTACCTGCTCAAGAAAACGCCGGAACCGGAAAGCCCCGGCGTTCTATCAACAGGTAATGGATCGATTAATATCCGCGTTCAAATTGAATATTTGTCGAGGCGGACGAGGCTCCCCCAAATACAAGAGAAGTCACCCCCCTTCTGACCGTTCGGCAGTATTCGGTATTTGCGGGTATAGTCCGGGCATCACCAGTGCCGTTTAACATGACCGTCAATGCCTTAGTGCAGAAAGCACAGAACTTTGCAACGGTGGAAGTCCCACTTGCCGCGAGAGGGACCGTGACGTTTGCCTTTGTGTGGGGATAGTGGGTAATGGACTTGACTGCAAATCCGTCCACCGTCTCCCCGCTACCGTCGAAATACCTTTCCGCCTTGCCCTGTCCGAATGCAAGAGCACACGTCATCAGGAGCGCTGCCACAACCGCTAGCAAGGTGTAAATGTTGAGCTTCTTCATGCTGTCTCTCCTTCCGTGAAGAATGCCGCCTAAGCGGGTTAAATTACGTCCGTGTCGCCGGTCCCTTTGGTGCCGCTTTCAGGAGTTGATGTATCTCCCTCTGCCGGTGCCTTCGGTTCAACCGGACCGCCTTCTTGATGTTGACGGAGCAGTTCCGCCAGTTGCACGGCGCCGGCAGTTGCAGGAAAGCTGATCTTCAGTTCCCGAAGTTGATCACGGAGTTCGTTCCGCGATTTCCCCGTCGACTTACTTGCTCCCGCCCTGACATCGCGTTGAGGAACAATCGTCGGCTCCCCGGCCTTGATGTTGCCTGCCTGGTCACATTCCGCCATCCATGACCCTTTCGGACCATCAAACGGAAAGACCGCGCCTTGCTTCCGGATGCGCCGTCCGTCCCATCCTGTCTTGAGTGCCTTATAAAACGGCATGAGTTACCTCCTTCCCGTCATTCGTTAAATGGTATAGCCAGCCGGATACATCCGGGTTTTTGCGTCCGTGATGTCTTTACAGAGGAACGCGGAGAACTTCCCGGCAGTCAGGTCTGCAGTTGCGACGGTGTAGGTAACGCCCACATACCGCTTCGTGTTTGCGGGGATCTTCATCTTCAGCACCTGGTACCCGGCGACAAGCGTTGCTTTACCGATTGCAGCCGTCTCGTGCAGAACGGTAGCAGTCGAAAGGTCTGCAAGGTCATCCTCGACGTAGGCGAATTTGACAGTTGCCGCGCCGTTCGACGTGCAAGTGACATCGCACTGAATGACGAGATACAGATTCTCGCCCGAGCCGATATCCGCGCCGTGAGTGTCGAAGGAGAACGTCGAGGTATTTGCCCCGGTCGTGAATGCCTGAGCGTCGGAGAACTCGTTGAACTTGTCGATTATCGTCGTGATGATCGCTCCCGCGAGGAAGAGCTTCAGTTTTCGTAACATGGTCTTTACTCCCTTCTTTGTTTGGTTATGGGACCGCCCTCGAAAGAGCGGCCCCTTCTTCTACGGTAGTAGAATCACAGGTTAAACGACGCGAGTCTCAGTCAACAGGATCTTGTCCACGATGCGAACAGGAATCCCGTTCCACATGGTAACCCGCTTGCCGGCGACGGTTTCTTCCGTCAGGTTGTTGGAAAGCTTCTCGATGATCGCCTTGCGGAGAGCCGCCCGGATAGTGCGGTTGCAGTAGATAGCAACCTTGCCGGTGTTCATATCCTGGATGCGCTCCTCTGCATCGACCAGGAAGTTGAGCAGCGCCTTCATGGAGGAGACATCAGTCCTGATGAGAGGAACGTCGATGTTGCAGATACGGGAGACATACCGCCAATCCCGGAGCACAAGACCGCAGTCCCACTGCCAGAGATCCATGAGCGCCCGAAAGCGATTCCCGGCTGCATCAAAGGCGTCCCCTTCGCCAAGATCCTGATGAACAATCCCGGCTTTCGAACCTTTCGGGAATATGCCGTGGCAGGTATCCTCTCCCCAGGCGACGAAATAGATGGAGGTATTGTCGGACCCTTCGCCGCCTGCATCGATGATGTTCACGGCATTGGAAGGAGCGCCTGCCCCGATGTCGGAAAAGCGGGGAGCCAGGCCCAGGAACTTCTCAGGATCGACATCGGTGTCGCCATAGATGACCGCTTCCGCCATCTCCTGATTCATTGCCTCCAGGAAGGCGGAGTTTTCGGAGAGGCGGAACGCTGCCGAGTTGCCGTTCAGAGCAGCAAGTTTCAGGTCAATCTGCCCCCGAGCTTCCAGCATGCCGCAGTTGTCGTCAACAGTGACGGTCTGAGACTTGGACTGCGGAGTTCCATAGTTCAGCTTCCGCCATGCTGCCTCAGGGAGTCCGGTTCTGATGGTCGAACGATGCCCCGTCGGAAGGTTGCCCTCGACAAAGAGCATGTCTTCAAGAATCTCGTTTTTCTGAGAAAGCATCTCGACAACCTTGGGAACGTTCCCGTCCGGATCAAGTCGCTTTGCCCAATCTGCAAGAGTTAGAGCGGTTGCACCAGCGGCTGTGGTTGTCAGGATAGCCGCTCCCATGACAAATTTTCTTTTCATCTGTTGTACTCCTTTCACTTGATTTATGGTTTCGGTCCTCCTGCTGCGCCACTGATAAAACCGTTTCCCTCCTTTTTGTTGGATTGGTTGCTACTCGTGTCTTGCAATCGAAGCATTTGCCCACATGGAACACTCTTCTAAGCTCGTTATGGCTAAAGATTTTTCTCTGCTTTCCGGACAAAGATCATTGACCATTTCAGCCAATTCTTTTGCCTTATTGCGAATGACCGTATACTTCTCCGGTTGTCCTTCTTTTGGAGCGTGATACTTAAACCTGTTGTCTATATCGTTTTGTGTCATTGACTTACTTCCCCCTTTTTTAAGTTGATTAATTCATTCCCGGCCACAGAGATTTAGCAATGGTCTTCTCCCCGCCGCCGCCGCCCTTGCCCTGCTCGAAAGTGTCCTCCCTCATGTTCTTGCCGATGCGATGGAACACGCGAAGAAACTCAGGGTGGTTGCCGATTCCCAATTCATCAACCATTGCCTTGAGCCCTGGAGCCCCTGCAGCAATCGTGTTGAATGCACGAAACGCAACAGACTTTTTGACCGACTCCGGATCTTTGTCATCAAAGAGGCTGATGTCAGCGCCTATCTCCGGGTCTTTCTTTGCTGCTTCGAGCCATGACGCTTTCCGCTGCTCGTGTGCTGCAATAATGCCGTCCATGATCTTCTGATTGTGCTTTGCCGATAGGTCGATGAGCTTCTGAGCTTTCTCCTGCGTGAGCCCGAGTTCCTTTGCCAGAGGCTTAAATTCTTCGAGAAGGTCCGCGTCGATGATGACGCCTTCCTCGACGGTAAAATCCACGTACTCTTCGGGGACTTGGTTCTTTGCTGCCTCCTCCGACTTGACCCGATCCTCCTCAGCCCGTTGCTCGTCAGTAAGTGCCGCTCGACGCTCTTCTTCCGCTTTGGCTGCAGCAAGTTCAGCCTTCCGAGCTTCGACCATTTCAGTGGGGAATAGAGTGGTAATATCTACCTCACCGCCTTCTTCTCCTGTAGAAGAACCTCCGGACGCACCTTCGCCGCCTGACCCTTCTCCCTCTCCCCCTGCGCCTTCTCCTTCACCTTCCCCTGGAGTCGTCAATACCGCCGTAGCCAGCAGAAAAATCAGTCTCCTCCCGGTGTCTGTTTTGGACAGATCGTTGTTTCTCTTCATGTTCAATTGCCTCCTTTTGCATTAAGAGGAAACTTCCCGGAGCTTCGGTCATGATCTCGTTCAAGAGAGTGAGTCCGTTGTTCCGAGCGCCCTCGTTGAAAGCTGTTGCGTCTGGAGATCCAGCTACAAATGACGGCCGGAAAATTCCAGCGTCCCTAAGAATTCGCCAGTTAAACCGACGGCCTTCCGGTGTCTCCATGACCTTCTTCATATCCCCGATCTCCTGCTCGCGTCGAAGAAAATCTATTGTCTCTTTTCTATCCATTCTGCTTCGGTCCTCACAGTGTTTGAAGTTCGTTTGCCAGGATGCTGCGTTCGTGGGGTTGGTACATTACGGCCACGTTGACAAGACTTTCCAATCGTATGTATTGGCTACGTTCGTATGGCTACAAAACAACAGCCTGTCCGGTGTGGTAGTGGTTGCATCAGCCTTTTCAAACCAGAACGTACCTCGGCTGTTCGCGTCACAAGTTGGTTGCGCTGGGTCCGGTACGGTTCCGGCCTCAGTTGAACCATATATTCTGAAACCTCCGTCTACCCTGATACCCACCCTAGTAGTAGGTGTGAACGTGTTGCCAATAGTCAGGCTGTTATCTCCTGAAAAGGTAACACCACCAGAGGTAGCCGAAATCACTGAACCGCTGGTAGCTCTTGCTGTCCATGCCCCTGCCGTTCTTTCCATGCCCCCTGACAATTGGGCGGTTGAGGTGCCGATTGAAGTCAAATATGCACCGTCTGACGAATTGTTTGCACTGATATGTAACTGTGAAGTGGGGTTACTGGCTTGATTGCCGGTTATATCCACAGGGAAAGCAGGGGTCAGTCCAACACCAAATTTACCGGCTGTAGTCACGGTGGAGGTTGCTGTGTCAACCGTGGCCGTTATATTTCCGGTGCCTGTATCTGTAGCCGTTAAAGATGTATCTCCGGCACCAATACTATTTGTTGAGCCGGTTAAAATATCTTCTACCTGATAGCTGCCGGTTGCTGCATCCAAGGGGACAAGGGCTGCACTTTTTCTGGCTCCCAGCGTCCATGCTGAATTACTGCGATTACCATTGATATTAAAATAATCTCCAGCAGAAGCACTGTCTATGGTCATATCAGCAGTTGAGTCGTTCACTAATAGTGTGCGTTTTGGTGAAGCAGTGTATGTTGTTCCTGTGCCTATTAGTTGTGGTACTGTGTGAGCTGTGCCTGCGGTAAAAACAACCACTTTCCCAAAATCAGCATCTGTTGGATTTTCTCCGTCTCCATATGAAACTTTAGTGCTGTATTGCATTCCACTAGCAAAAGCCTCCCATTGCCCATTTCCATCGGCATCAGTTGCTGTCCATACATAGCCTTCAGCGGCGGTTGCGTGGTCAATTTTTAATCCCGATACAGCCGCACCGGACGCATTTAGGCGCAGTTTCTCGGTACGTGTTCCGCTGTCTCTGGTTACAAAAGCCAGTTCGGTTGATTCCGCGCCCTTGGTGTGGTCAGTGAAAACCGCTGTAACCTGCGCCCCTATGAAATATGCCAGCGGAGCAGAACCCGTCTGGTATCCGTTAAAGTTAAAAGAAGCCGTGTTATTGTCGGTCGTGTTGGGATTCTGCATAACGAAAGAGGGAATATTTGACGGCACAGAAGTATCGGCAGAGTTACGCTCAAAGACCCCAAGAGCCGTTGACCCTACAATGTGCAGCGGGTTTGTTGGGGCATTCGTGCCTATTCCCACTCTTTTATTCGTATCGTCCCAAAAAAGCCCATCTGTTCCCGCGCCGTCTGTCTGCTCCCACGAATCACCGTCATAAAATGGCAGTGCGCCGGAAGCTGTGCCGTTAATAGTGGTCCCGCTACCTTCACCCGCAGTGGCGCTAATCACCCCATCGGTCACGGTTAAGCCAGTGCCGATCTTGGGCATCAGTCCGTGTTTGTCGACAGTCGCATTACCTGCCGTGGTGTCGGAGAAACCAAGAACATCCTCAGTAACCAGAAAGCCCCTTTGCGTGAAGGAAACATCTATATCCTTGGAGGTTGCCACATCCAGAATAATGGCGTTGTCATAGGTCTGTGGCACTGACCAGTAACCCATATTTTGCCCGGTGTCGGAACGGTACGACAACATCACCCTATCGGAGTCAGGGTGTATATTGCTTGTCCAGGTAACTCCACCGCCCCATTGATTGCCAATCTGCCGGAAGTATGACCACGTATCGCCGTTGTCCCGGCTAACCCTGTAACCAGCTTTCCACAGGTAGAAGATGAAAATATCAGAGGTCGAAAACTGCCGTATTGCTAACCCCTCAGTGCGCCAGTAGGAGGTTGGCATTGCCGGTGTATCTCCTACCTCTATAGGCTCAGTACCTACCGTGTCAACCGGTGTTGCCTCTTTCAATACTCGCGTAAAAGACCCCGCTTCGGTTCGCTTGTAAATGTCGCTGAATCCTTGCCGCTCTATCTGCGCAATCAACGTCCCATCGTTACCGATAGGCAGCATGGAGGTCACGCTGCCAGCAATTGAGGGGGTTGTGGTAAGCGCAGCCCCGGCAGCATCATCAAAAAAGGAAGCAACAGTAATCCCCCAATCGGTTGACCATGTAGCCCCTGCATCGGTTGATTTCATAATCAAGGCGTTGCCGTCTGCCCACCTAGGATCGCCTAGGTATTCCCACACGATACCAGCCCCATCCGTGACGGTATCTCCTACTGTGGAGGCAGAGGCCCAGGAAGGTTCCGCTCCTTTCGTCCCGGCATTGAGCGCCCGAAACATCTTGCTGCTGTCGCTGATTCTGACTCTGGTATGGATAACGACACTTGAGGCAAGGTCAGCCCATACAGAAGCAGCCGGTGACATCTCGCCCACGCCCATATAGACTATCTTTGTCGGGGAGGTGTTGTCAGTAATCAGTTGGTGCGCGTGCTGTCTCCACGGTACATTCATTTCGGCAGTAGTCACATCGGTCCACGTCACGCCGGCATCAGTCGAACGCAGGACATAATGACCCTTGACAAGCCCGAGATGGTAAACGTTCATAATGATGGTGCCAGCCACCGGCTCAGTTATGCCGTATCCATTGCTGCCGGAAAGCCAGTCAAGCATTCCAACGCACTCGAAAGTAGTGCCGCCGCTGGTAACGGTCTTGCCTTTTATCATCGGCCATACAGGTTCAGTAGTGGAAGCAGAAGAGGCAACCGTTACCTTGTAAAGCATCCCGTTTCGTTTGGTGGATGTGGGGTATGCGTAGTGATTGACCGTCCATGTTTTAGCGGAAAACTCAGTGGTATTTGGACGTGATGTAGCGTCTGTAGAAGCAGCAGGGCCAACAACTTTCACCCAATATGCTTGTGTGTAATTCCCTACATCATAATTCGCCTTGGTGAGCCGGTAGACTCCCGTCTTGTCGGTGCTAACGGCATCGTTGGTGCCCCCCTCCCAGGAAAAATAAATGTTTCCTGAAGAATCTTCCCACAGCAACATACAACGCATGGCGTCTTCGCCAAGATCGAATATTGGTGCGGTTCCCCATGTAGTGCCACCATCAGTTGAGCGGTAAATATAGCGGCTGGTTGCGGCTATAATATGTCCAGCATTAGGAGAAACAGCCAAGTATACAGAGCTTGAAGCGCGGATAGGTATAGTGGATTCCGAGATGAATAATTTGGGCTGCTGCGCTTTCGTGGCATACGTTGCCGCCACCTCATCCACCGTAGCCCTCCCACCACCTACGGAGGTGTAGGCGTCCATAACGGCTTTGTCCGAATAATGGGAAGCGTAATCGCTGGCATCGGGAACAACCGTACCTGTGCGAGAGTTGAATGAGGAAACTCCACCACCTGACGGAATAGCCACAGTAGTTTTTCCAGCCTCATCCGTGACGGTTACTCCAGCTCCAGTAAAATTGATAGTGCTGCGCTGAGTGACCCCGATTCCCTCGTCTTCTATGTCGTGGCCGCTGCCAATAGGAGATCCGTTGTAAGTCGGACCCGCGCCAAATCGCGCCAGGGTAGAAGCGTTCATCATCACAGGCTGCTTCCCGTCCAAAGTGGTCTGCAGATTGGTGACCGTGCTGATCGCCTGAGTGTGGCTCGTTGCTGCAACGCCTAATGCTGTACGTGCTCCCGCCGCCGTCGTCGAGTTCGTCCCCCCCTTATCCACATCAAGAGCACCGTTATTGTCAACATCCAGCTCGACAGCCGCCCATACGCAGGTAATGAGCAAAACCGGGATGATCCCTATCAGAGCAATGATTCTTTCCCTCACCTTAGAACGTGACATCTCCACCCCCGAACGTTACTTCTTCCCCGCCAAATGTGACCGCCGATCCAGCTCCGGCAAACGATAACCAGGCGTTTACATCCGTGCTCCACACCTTGATTGTCATTGTCATCAGATCGAACCACAGAAGATCTGCCGTCGGGCTCGTCGGCTCTACTGCTGAGACAACGCCCTTGAGCATGAACGTAAGAGCACCACGAACAGCCCTCTCCGACGGGACTTTTTCAGTACTGCCGACGGCGCCCACAGACTGGACGATGTCAGTTTTTGAAATCTTCCCGGAATCGAGAGCAAGATCCCTTGCCAGTGCCGTCTGAAGAAGCTGTTCAGCCGCCGAGCTCATGCGCCACCCATAAGCCGAGTCAAAGCGTTCACGCCTTCCATGTCCGTCTCACTCAGCGCTTTTGCTGCCTGTGCTCCCTGCTGCATTGCCGGCATAGTTTCTGCCACTCTCTGAGCCTGTTCAGCCTGTGCGCGTTGTTCCCGCTTCCCGGCGACAACATCATCCGGGACGATGATCTTTGTCGACACGCCGGTCATGTCCCCGTACTCGTCAATCGTCTGGTCGAAATCCACCTTGTCGAGCAGATCGAAGCGCTGAGTCGTTGCCGCCATATTTGTGACGAACCCGATGAACCGCTCAATTGAAGCGACACCGATAAGCTTTTGAGCCTGTGCCATGATTGAGACGTATTCGACGCGGAGAGGCTTTCCTAGGAGCTCTTGAGGAGGAGGAGGGAACATTCCGCGACGCAGCATGATGTTGAACGTCCGGTCAATCAGCGGATCAAAAAGGTCATCGTTCTGCTGCTCCATCATCGGACCCAGGACGAGCAGCTTTTCCTGATGCCGCTCTTCGACTTCCCGCGCCGTCATCTGCGGATTGTCGGACTGAGCCAGCATGAGCATGAGATCCTCGTAATAGGCCCGACGGATGCGATTCTCGACCTTCTCAATATCAAGCATGAGTTCTTGGATGTGGGGATTGATCTCGTAGACAGGACGGATGCCGGGATTCCCGGTCTGACTCATTCCCGGAATCCAGTTCGTGCCACCAGGGAGGAGATCGGTTCCAGTGTTGCGGAGTGTCGCGTCGGCATTCATCGGAGGATTGACAAGCTTGTCGAGAGCCTGATACTTCCGCCGCTCTTCGAGTTGCAGCGACTTAATCGACCCGAGCGCCAGCATGCCGGGACAGTTCGTCCCATAGACATCTTCACCATTCACTGACCAGCGGGGACCAAGAGCAGGAAATTCATCGAAGCCCATGACGCGGAGAGCCTGGTTCCTGTCGCCTCCCTCCTCGTAGTAGACGGAAAGAAAGGCCTTGTCCCGAGAGTTCATCTTCCCCGGTTGCGCTGCAAAGTTCGGCTCGACAGCATGAACAATCGGAATCCATACCCCGTAATTTCCTTTGTCCCACAGGTTGCGAACGGCAATTGACACGTTCTCCAGCCCGAACTTCTCGACGACTTGTCGCACCGTGAGCGAGTATTCCCGGTAGATGGTGTCAACGGTCATCCGGTCGTTGCAGTCCAGGCAGTACGAACCAACGGGGAAGGGATAGGCCCGAACAATTTCCTTGTCATCCTCCAGCAGTCCGAACGCCGCAGTCCCATAATCCCCGAGAGAGCCGTAAGCTTTCGGCAGCACGGAATAGATGTTGCTCCGTGAAAAGGTGTCTCGCATCGTCCGCGTGACAAAATCGATCCACTCCTTCACCGGCCCAAATTCTTTCATCCCAGGGTCCGGAGGTCCGAGCATGAACCACGGACGAGCAGGAGAAGACATTCCCGCCATCATGCCGGATTCGAGCGTTCGGGATGCAATGGTCCCCGTTTCGTTGATGATCTCCTGATGCACCTTCTCCCCACGGTTGCGCTCAGTCCTCAGATACCGCGCCGAACGAGGAGAGATGTACCGGGTTATCTCCTGCCAGTGAGTAATGAAGGAGGAGCGTTCCAAACGGAGAGAACCCTTCCGGGAATTGATCTTTTCAACTATTTCCTGATTCTCTGATTTCATGTCCGCTTTCTCCTACAGTAGAAGACCCGATAGGCGTGCTACTGCCCGAGTAATGTCTTTGTGCCGACCATCGCAGGAGCAGCCGCCGCAGCGGTGCTTGCCGTGAGAAACGTGTTACTTGCCGCAGCCCGACGACGGCGCCGTTCACCATCCCTGGATGCAACTACTCCCGCATCTTGTTCTTCAGGAGGAGGAGGCGCCGGAGGAGGAGGGGAGGGAGGCGAAGAGCTACAAGTCACCACTGCTGCGCCAGAGAAATACTTCATCGTCTATCTCCTCTCATCAAAAGGGTTGTAATCGCCGCGTGCTGCTTTCTGCATTTGTTCAGCAGCACGAGCGACCGGATCATATTCGCCATTTGCCCCGATGTGGATGTTCGCGGGAATCTTTGGTTTTGGCACTATCGGGAAGGCAAAGGTTGTCGCGTAGCCGTCGGTCAAGTCGGTTGATACCCCGAGCCGCGCCTTGATGATCTTTTTTGGCTCGACGAGGAATTGATCGCCCTGGAAGGTGTACGTGATGCCGGTCAGTTCCCGGAGCAGTTCAGGGATGTAAGGCAACGCGCCACCTTTGACGATCCAATCGGCAAAAAGGAAAAGGATTTCCGCTCGCTTGTTCGCAAATTTCGGATTGAACGCCTTCCCGGAAAACTGGCAATCAAACCAGCTGCGCCCCATCGTGAAGCCGGCATCGATGACGCCTGAACCATAGCCCCCGGTGCCGTCGACGATTGTCCCGTCCGCGCTCCATTTGTCCTCAGCTTGTGCAATGTAGCCGGCCAGGACGTTGCCGCGAATGTTGCGGAATATTTTCGGCCTAAAGCATACAAGCCCTTGACGCGGACAGATTGTCGATCGGTCATCCCCTTCACGAGCGACATCGACCCCGAGGATCTTCGCAGCAAAAGAGTAATCGGTCTCGTGATAGGTGCGCTTCATCGCCGTTTCGACGTCCTCGACGCCTATCAGATTGTTGAACCCGACGGAAGGAAACAGCCCGAGAATCGTCGCCATGATCCACGGATTATCTTTCCCGAATTCCTTAATCTGAGCCCGAGCCAGTTCAGCACTTACCCGAGGCGTGCGCTTTGGATCGTCAGGATCCGCGGTAACCGTGACCACTTTCCAGCTTTCCCGGAGCTTCGTGCATATCTGATAGAGAAGCCCGTTGACGCTCGTCGGGTTGCCAGCTGCCAGAATAGCCGCGTCGATAGGTGATCCAGTGAAGATCTGATCGGCGGTCCGACCCACTGCAACCGGCATATCCCCGATCTCGTCGAGAAGAATGAAGGGGAACGGAGAATGCAGCCCGGAGAGCGCCCGACCTATCGCGTCAGCGTCTGCATCTTTGGCAAAGGAACGAGCGGAGAGGAACCAGGTTTCGGGATGATCGTTCGCGTAAATGCGCTCTTTGGTGTAGGTGAATTCGGCGGAGAGGTATTCACTCTTTGCCTGCCAGTGCGACAGCTCCGGCCACAGGTTATCTTTGAGGTTTTCCTTCGTGATCGAGAGAGCCGCCCCTTTTGGATGCGCTCCCTTTTTCCCGTAACATGACAGCCGGTGCCAGCCAGCCCACGCAAGAAAGGCGGTCTTGCCGGGACCAGTACAAGCCTTGTTTGCTACCCGACGAACAGGACAATACCCACCTCCGATAGCTTCGAGGGAATCCTTCTGCCATGCGTCAGGCACGGCCCGGAAATTGTCATGCACGAATTGAGCGGGATATTCCCTCCAGGCGCGAAGCGTTGCGGCGGATTGCTTACTCATCGGCGCCCTCCGCTTCACTCTCCCCAAGGATCTCTTCGAGGCTGCGCTTCTTCGTGATCTCGTACTTGTCCGTAAACAGCTTGTGAGCCTTCCCGAGCAGTTCATACGCCGCCTTCTTGCTCATTGCCTGGACCTTACCCGTCCGCCCGATAACCTTCCGGTCCGCGCCTTCGCCCATGTAGATCTCATCGAATTCAACCTTT